CTTAACTGCAAAAAGTTTCTCAGTAAGGGCAGCACTGTCTACATTGAGGGACGACAGCAGACTGATAAGTATCAGACCAAAGATGGACAAGATCGCTACTCAACAAAATGCATTGGCGAACGAGTAGTCTTCGTTGGCTCAGGCGAGAAGCGAGAAGGATCTTCTGCTCCAAGCAGCGGAGGAAAGGGTGAGTCGTTTGACTTTGATGATTACGACCCACCATTTTAATCTAGTTAAAAGGTATTTAAAAACATTTAAACTACCTGCTAACTACCCAGGCGATAAGTCCGATCTGCTACAGGTCGGACTTATCGGAGTAATAAAAGCGTTAGACACACATGACCCAGAGAAATCAAGCATCGCTACCTGGTCATGGTATTGGATAAGAAGCGAGATCCGTAGCGAAGTAAACAGACTAACAAGACGAATACAACTAGACGAAGAACCGGAAAATAGGATGAAGGATTCGGTTCTTATATCGCAAATGCTTTCAATGATTGAGCGTGACAAGGATAAGCAGGTACTGCTAAGATCATTGCTAGGACAAACAAACAAAGAGATCGGTGATGACTGGGGTATATCTAGGCAAGCCATACAGCAAAGACTTCACCGAGCATACGATGACATAAGGAGAAATGTTAATGAAGATCGAAGAAGATTTCATAAGGGCAGGAGAATACTTTTCAAGGCCAATGCCAAAAATAAACTGGACCGTTCAGTCGCTTGTTGAGCAGGGAACGTTTGTCATACTTGGCGGAGAACCTAAGACAAGTAAGACATGGGCAGGACTAGAGATAGCCTTGTCCGTAGCGACAGGAACATGTTGCTTTAGAAACCCACACTTCAGAACAATGGCAGAGACAAGACCAGTCTTTATGTTTTTACTTGAAGACAACCAATGGAATGTTGCAGCCAGAATGAAAGCTCTTGCAAGATCTAAGGGTTTACCTGATGAGCAGACTGAAGCAATGCCGCTGTTTCTTAGGTGCAGAAAACCAGTAGACATTGTTGAGGAAGCTCAAGAGATTGTTCGCATGGTAAGAAGCTGGCACATGGAACATGGGAAACAATATGCCCCAGGCTTAATCATGATTGATCCATTAAGGAATGCACACACCAATGATGAGAACGATAGCGGTGCAATGAAAACTGTAATGGAGAACTGCATCAAGATAACAAACGCAACTGGCTACAGTGTGATTGTTAATCATCACTTCAAGAAAATGAAGAAGGGTGATGAGGAATCTCCAGGCAATGCAATGCGCGGATCATCATCTATGTACGGAGCAGTCGATGGTCTTATCGGAATGAAGAAGATCGAGACTGACAATAACAATACATGGCGAAACAATGNATTCACCCAAGTCAAAGCGGGACCACAGGCACGGCCATTCGGACTAGAGCTTCATGTTGAGGATGACCCTGACACAGGCAGAGCCAGCCTAGCAGACTGGGTAGTAACGGAGCTGTTCGGATGAAAGATTTATCAGAGCTGGATGTATTAGATTTGGATAAAAGAAAACTACAGATACACTCTGACCTAATAAGCATACCGGAAGCTGAAAAGCTTTTCGATATAAGATGTAAACACTGCGATCAACAGACCGGAATAAGTGGACCAATGCTACGCAAAGCCATAACCCTAGGTTACGTTAGAGCTTATAATGAATGGGGTTCACCTAGAACAAAGAAGGGTGGAAGGATTTACGTTATCTATGAAGATGTAAAAGAGTTTATCGAGAAACAGCAACGAGTGAAAGCGAGGATAAGATGGTAAAGTTACAAGACTTAAACTGGACAGAGGTAGACAGATCCCAAGTCGTTGGAGGCACAGACATGTCCGTGCTTCTAGGCGAGAACAAATGGAAGACGAGAGAAGAACTTTTTCAAGAGAAGCTTGGGAATAAAATAGTCAAAGTAAACGATGCGATGTACTGGGGAACAATGGCAGAGCCAATGATCGCAGACCACATAGCAAGCAATCTCCTACCAGAACACATGCTCTTCGACCCAGAAGGACAGGGACGTGGCCATCAAGTTGAGCATAAGGATTATCCATTCATAGTCGGAAGTCCTGATAGGATTATCATTGATAGAGAAACCTTTGAAGTTATCGAAGGGATTGAAATCAAAACAGCTTTTGAGTGGGTGCTAAAGTCATGGAAGAAAGAAGTACCTAAATACTATCAGATACAATGTCAAACCTATATGATGGTAACAGGGTTGGAGTCTTGGAGGATTTGTGCCTTGATCGGCAACAGAACATATCTTGAGTTTGAACTTGAAGCAGACCTGATGCTTCATGACGAAATGATCGAAGAGGCTATCAAGTTTAATAATGAACTTGAAGAGAGAGTAAACAAACAAGCAGAAGAAGGATTAGAAAAGTATGAGCAGATCTTATCACGAGACACGAAAAAGCAATGTATCCCAATGGGAGAAAGTTAGATTCCATATACACAAAGCAATCGCACAGGAATGTGAAGACGCTATGTTAACAGATGACTGCCAAGATACTGATGCGGTTATAGGAATTTTTCTAGACTACGCTATGACATTAGAAGTAATATCCCAATCCTGCGTTGATGCTGCATCAAGGATTGCCAACCAAGACATGCATAAGAAAATGCTTGACGCAATCAAAGATGACAAGGATTTTATAAACAGCTATAAAAAATCCATGGGCAACAGCATGGCAAAAAAGTATATGATCCCGCAAGAAAACTATAAGTTTGTAATGGAGGCAGGAGAGGCGTGAAAGTTTCCTTTAGCAAAGAAGAAAGCATGATGCTTGATTCAGTGAGCGCCTCGCCAAGTGCGAGGCGTGTCATCGCTTTTGCTAAAGGAATCTTCAAGGGAACTGTTGTTAGTGCGGTTGCTCTGCAAGAGCATGAGAAGCCCAGCCATCCAACTCTACGTGGTAAGGGTCCCATCCCAATGGGATCTTACGACCCTTCCGCCAGTCCCCACCCCATCGAATCTTCGGATGCTCTTCGTGAAGAACGCGCCCAAGGTAAAGCCAGGCGGCAAGCACATCAGGAAAAACAACTTGGTTTCCTTTTACCCCTGTCTCCCAAGGAGAAAACCCAGCTAGATCGGTAAAGCCATCAGTATCCAGAATGATGTCAACAGCCATGCCATGAGTGTGTGCACCTTGTCTGCCTTTCAGTTTAGATCTACCCTCTTCAAATAAATACGTCTGCCTTTCAGGAGAACGATAAGCCTCGAAGATTACAAACGGTAGACTGTATTTAATAATACTATCCTGCACTTTCTCCCATTCGGGGAGAAATGCAGGATGAAGCTTTGATGAATCTTTATCTACAGACTTGACGCTCATTTGTTTATCAACCTTAGCGATCCCTTTTTTTTCTCATGCAGAACACTGATCGCTCTAAGAATAATGTTCTTTTCTTTTGGCTTCGGTTCTCTGCCTAGCTCCTCAGCTATAACCTTGAGAGCTTCTGCAACCTTATCGTCTATCTTGTTCTCAGACTTGCGAGCCATCTTCTCGATTGCGAAGTACGCCCCTTCTGCTATTCTGGAAAGGGTAAGCTCTTGCTCATTGTTTAGCTTTGCGCGTAGCAGTTTTATCAGCCATGGCAGAGCTAAGGTTATAACTATTGGCAACCCAATGTTGCCAACCATTCCTAGTAGTTCAAGTGTAAACATTATTAACTAACCTTTTCTGCTGCTTTATTCTTAGCAGCTTGTGAGTATTTCTTTTTCTGATTCTTGGGTGGACTCTTCTTAGATCCGCTTGGCCCAGACCAGAAAAGTTTATCTGCCCAGTATGCAGCAGACGTTGGACCCTTCTTAATATTCTTGCCGTGCCTAGACTTAAATGCCTTACGAGCTTCAGGACTATAGTTGTGTCCCATGCTCTGATCGCCAAACCTAATAATCCTGATGCTGTCACCATCCCTTACCGCGACAACACCCTTCTTGGTAGGATGATCCGGCGTTCTCTTTGGCTTGTTTAACCCAGACAAGCCATGTTTTTTTAGCTTTGCTTTTTCTGCGTCAGTCATTTCCCGCTCACCTTTTGTGCTGCTCTATTCTTAGCTGCCTGGGAAAACTTTTGAAACTTCTTCTTGCCATATTTCTTGCGCCCAATCGAAGCAGCTAAAGCCTCCGGATCTTTCACTCCATCCTTCTTTAACTTCTTTGTAAGTTTCTTGAATCGCCCACCGCCACCGGGCTTCATTGAATCCGCCATCATTTACTCCATCATCTTTTTTTTTACAAAGTCACCTATGACTTCAAGTTGACCTTGCATGTTAGAGAACTCATTCTCAAGACCAGTTAGTCTTTCCAATGTTTTGATCTGCATATCATGCAGCTCTTTATGTGAGTCAGTAAACTGTTGAGCTTTACCGACAAGCATAAACATAACAATCTTATACAAAGCTATAGCCATTGCTACGGCAGCGACCATTGTAAATCCAAATCTCTCTATTATTATTAATGTATCTTCCATTATTCATTCCTAGTAAAGTGTGTTGCGTGTCGCCTGAGTAATAGCTGCGCCTTCAGCTTTCATCTTCTCCCTAGTAGAAAGCCTTTTGTATTTAGGCATTCCCTTAAGACGCTTAATCTTTTCTGCGTCCCTGGCTCTAGCATGAGCTTGATGTGTTTCAGGTATAATCCTAAGACCGATGGATTGCAGTAGCTTTTCTTTTAAGCTTATAGGTTTACCCCATAGCTTATCTCCCTTAAACTTTTCTCCCCCAAGCTGTTCTTCCATTCTATCAATGGCGCTTAACTTCTTTACGTAGGGAGGAAGAAAACCTTCAGCAGCCTCGGTGAACTCACCCTGGATAAGATCCGTAACAGGTTGCGATGTCATAGTATCTGGAATCGGTATGGGTTCCTCAACGCCAAGCTTTTTCTGTAGCGAAGTAAGTGATGACATGGGGTCGCCATACGTCATGCTTGCGTCACCAAGAAGCTCTGGCACTTCACCAAACTGACGAGACATACCAAATGTTTCACGTGGAACAACGGGCACCGGACTCCAGTATCTTGTGCTAACATTTACAGGCTCATCATAGCCAAGCGTTGCGCGAGCACCTTCACCAAGAGGCACACCAAAATCATCAGGATAAATAGATCTTCTCTGCAATCTTTCAGCAGGAGTATCCGCACCCTCAAGACCTTTCCGCAGTCCTTCCATGCCTTGATACATCTTACCTTTCTTATCGGGTACTCAGCAAAATACCTTGTTGCTCTGTAGGGATAAGCAATGAACGGAGCGAGGCCGCTCTCTCTGAAGAACTGAACACCTAACGGCAAGTCACCGTAGTCAAGCATTGCATCTGTTGCAAACATCGAAGCCTCATCAACAAGCTTCTTGTTTTGAGTTGCCTTGCTGAGAGAGATCTTGTTCTCCTTGGCAAGCTTCTTAAGTCTAGACTCAAACAAAGTGTAGCGAGCAAGTCTGTCTGAGGCAGTAAAGAACTTTGCCATGTGCCCATTAAGTCCAAAGTATTTATAAGAAAGATTCTCAAGTGTCTGCATCCCTAGCTCGCCAGCACNTTTGGTATAAAGTGAAGCTTGTTCACTTAATGGAATATCTCCAAGATCCTTCATCATTATACCCCANAACTCCTTGGGGCTTTTAACGTTTGAGATTGCGTTGGTGATGTCACTAACATCACCAAAGCCTCTAGCTGACTTAGGCATTCGCCCTGTTTCGGCGAATGCTTTATAAACAGGATCGTCCCATTTCTTTTGAAACTTCTTTGCGTTCTTCATGTATGTTGCGAACGAAATGTTTTCTAGCTGAAGAATAGACCATACACCAATAAGGTTGTGTGCATGCGTAGAAAAGTTTCCAATAAGCTTGTTGTGTTTTAATACGTTTAAGAATCTGCGATGCTGCTGCATTGCTCTTCTTAAAGCGGTGTCGTTATCCCTGATGTGTCTCTCTGTAGACTTGATAACCTTTGCAACATTCTTTGGTACATACATACCATCAAGAGCGCCATACCTCATGATGTCACCACCATTGAAGTCAGACCTCTTCATAACGGTGCCACCAGAAAGCTTAACCCATCCACGCTTAGGAGATTCAGATGCTATCTCATCAGACTTTGATAGCTCATCATAGAACTTGTAACGACGCATCGCGTCACTTGTTCTAGGCATACTAAGCTCAAGAGCATCAATAAACTCTTCTTGCGATAGGATGACTTTATCACCCTTTTCTCCGCCTATCCTTGCAGTCATAGCTTTAGGATCTGAGTAGGCAATATCATCTCTGATTCTACCAAGAGCGCCAATAGCGTCCTGGCTCTTGGCAGCAGACCCAGACTTCCTAAAGAAATCTTTTAGGTTCTTTGATGATTTATTTGCCATGGTTGCAATAGGAAGATAGGTAGAAGCCAATGCTTTGAAGTAGTCTTCGGCCAAGAAAGAGTTATCGGGCAAGTCTTTTCTGTTTACCTTGAACTGCGTTTGAAGCTGGCCTTCCCTAAACAGTTTTCTTTTTAACCCTAACAACTGATTAGCATGTTGCTTCACCACTGCTGGTGCATCGGGATGTATCTTCATCCCGATAATACCTTGGTTCCACTTGTTAATGTTTGTATCAAGTATGAACTCGGTAGATGTTAACGGTACTCCATCGTAAGTCCATTCAATAAAGTTATTGGAATCATCTAGATCATCAAGCATCTTTCTTGCTTTATCTGTTGAGCCCTCAATAACCTCTTCAGTTACTTTAACTGGTATATCTTCAACTACTTCCTTTGCTGCCTTTGGAACATTAGGTCCGAGCTTCTCTCTCATTCGTGCAGCGAAAACTTCCTTTGTTTTTTCAAGGCCACCAAAAGAAGAGAACTCATCTATGTAAGACTTAAATGAGTTTTCAAATACAGGTAGGGTACGTTCACCCCAGTTTTTATAGTACCGATACTTAAGATGTCTTGGGTTTGTCATTGCTGATCGCTGCGCTCTTAGCGATGAGTCAAGTTCGCCCAAGGCGAACTCGTATATATCTTTAGTTTTGCTTTGTGCNTTAAACTTTTCAGTAAGCTGACCCCAATCATAATAAAGTCTAGGCTTGTTCTTTATGTTGCCAAACATGAAAGTCTGCTCTTGTGTGCCTGGTCTGTTGCTTACAATATCAATGTCATCGTCAAACACAAACTTGAAGAAGTCATCATCAAGGTAGTCTTTAAACTTTGGATCACCACCATCCATTACGCTTTGCTCGATTTTGTAAAGCCTCTTCTCTGAATCACCAAACTCTCTTCTTTGCTTTGTGGTTCTTTGACCACCACCCTCTTTAAATATCTTGGTGTATGTTGGGTTTCCTTTTCTTAGCTCATCAATCGCTTGCTTTCTTATCTTTGCGTTAGGCAAGTTTCCAACCATTGCAAGATAAAGATCTTTAAGTTCTGCGTCTGTTAGATCTTTCTTTATCTTCTGAAGTGGATTTAAAATAACCTCTTCAATGTACTGGTTGTCTCTGTTTCGATCCCTAACAAAATAATCTCTATACTCTTTAAACTTCTCAGGAGTTCCTGCGTATAGATCGTAAGTCCATTGTGCTACTGTTTCACCNCCCGGAAGCNTCTGNGCATGACGCGCTGCGGCAGCACTAGCACTTCTAACACTATCTAAAGTGCTTGTGTTTTTCATTATGGTTGCGCCAGCCTTAGCNCCACCAGACAATACCTTGCCTATCTTAGACCCTGCTCTAGCAAGACCTGCTGCGGCCTTTGTTCCACCGACAACACCAGCCGCTGCGGGATGCAACATTATCAACCAGCTAGCAGCATCAATAGGATTCTCTCTTAGTTTCTCTGCTGGCTGAGTAAATGTACCAAGCGCACTTGCAGCTATCTCGTCAGCAGCTATACCACCAACAGTCATAACCTTGTCCATGTCGTCAGACAATCCTTCTGCATCACCAGTCACAGCGTGATACCCTACATCGGCAACGAATCCAGGCAGNGCAGTAAGCATGTCAGCCGTACCCTTGACAATCTCTCCCCATTCNCTTGACATGTTATCAGTGAAAGATGTTTGGCTTTTAACTNTCTCTTGTCTTTGNCTGTCAGTTATTCTTCCAGAGTCAACAAGAAACCTNAGCTCTTGCTTCGTTTCTCCACTTCTNACCGCTAGCTCTTTCCCATGCTTCCTCTGGGTCTATCTCTAAAGCATCAAAGACATCAGCAGTTAAGCCAGTAGGAGAAGTCTTAGCTGTTGCAGCAAGAGATTGGGTGATTGAATCAAGAATGTTTAAGTCAAAACCTTCTGACATAAACTCATCCCATGTAGAAGTTGTTGCTTCTAATGGCTGCTGCATAGACTCACCATCTTCGGATGGTGAGTATTCTTCAAGAGCAAACTCTTCGTCGAGTTCTTCATGATCAATGTCAGAGTTAAAATACTCAATCTCTTTTTCAATGAGATCAGTCATGTAGGTTTTAATAGGAGATCCTATTTCCTCATCTGAGTATTTAACTATTTCTTCTTCAATCTCTTCGATCATTTATTCTTTGCTTTCCTTTTATACTCAGTACCTGCGCCTCTTCTCCCTCTGGTTAGGCTAACATCCTCAAGGCCATATCTCATAAAAATATCTGAAGCCGCTTGATTAAAAGCTGGTTTGCCAGGTTTGGTTCCCGTCTTGTATTGGTCAACAAGGGCAACCACTCTTTGATCTCCAGAGTTATACATATCAACTACGTTGTTGAAGAGTTTCTTTTGAACCATGCTTTGAACTGCCGATCTATTGTATCTTTTCTTTTGATCTTCAGGACCAGTCTCATACATTCTCATCATGGTATCCACGTAGGTGTCAGCGTTCAGCTCTCTCTTGCCAAGAGATCTTTTCATTGCTTCTTCTGCTGCACCTGCATCCTCAATGGTTCCATCAGAACTCTGAGCAATCTTATCGTAGAACTTATTCATTTCTTTTTGAGATACGCCTTGACTAAAAGAGTTTGCATCTCCCAATAGGTTGACCATTCTCTTAAGCTCTGGGTCTTGGGATAGCATTGATGTAGCAAGATTCTTCTTGCTTGACTTGCCGCTTGATCCTCTGCTTCCACCTCTTCCACGTCCCCTACCAGAGCCCCTTCTGGAAAAAGAACTTGAAAGATTCTTATTGTAGTCTCCCTTGGCACCATCGTTCTTCCATTTTTCATAATGCTTATCTGCTACACTATATACAGCTTTGCGAACTTTGTGTTGATCTAGCCATGGATTAGCATCAATATAATGCTGAACTAAAATATCCTGCCAAGGCTCTCCAGTCTCTCTGCTCTTCTCTAGTACTGCCTGTGGATCTCTAGCAAAACTTTGAGGTGTTGAAACTTTTTTACCGCTAGACCTGAGCTCTTCAAGGACTTCTTCTTTCTCGTAGCTCATTCCATCTGGATCAACTTCTTCTTCTACCTCAACCTTTTCTTCCCCTCCCCATCTTTTAATGGATGGGTGGAAGCCATCATCTGTTGGCATTTCGTCCATGCTTAACCTTGGTGGAAGATTAAAAGGACTGTTCACATATCTTGCATATTGTTCATCATCCAGTACCGATGGATGAAGACCAGTTTCCTGTTCGAATATCTTAAGCCTTCTTTCCGGCGAGAAAGATTCAGGTATATCTCCAGTATATCCTGTGCCATAATCTTGCTTAAACAAGTTTCTTGTGTTTCTTCCAATCAATGGCTCTTCTTTTTGCTTAACCCTTATAGGCTCAATCCATGGACCAGGCGCAGCGCCAACACCAGCCCATCCAATATCTGGTTCAGGCTCTGCGTAGACTTTTCTTTCGCCATCTCTTCTGATTACGGTGTTGCCTTTTCTTCTTCTTTTTTCCTCTTCAGAGTCTTTGTTGAGTTGCTCAATAAGAGATAGTGGGCCTTCCATGATTACTCCCTGTCGTAAAAAGCTGTCTCGCTTAACTTAGTTCTTTTCTTAGTTTCTGGATACTCAGCTAGTTTTCTGGTCCTAAAGAAGCCTGGGTTTATCGGATTAATANCATCCATAGGCGACGGCATACTTCTTACTCCAAGACCACCAAGCTCTTGGGTTGGTGCAGTCAGCCCAGACATTGCAGTCTGAAGCGCACCGGGCATTGCAAGAAGCTGCTCAGCAGGAAGAGCCATTGGAGTTTCCTCTGCTGGCTCCTCTTCTATTTCTTCAAAGTTAGTTGTTCTGATGAAGTCAGTTTCTTTTCTGCCATCACCCATAGAGCTCATGGCTGTTTCAATAACAGACTCCTTAACTTCTTTTTCTGCCTCACCAGCCTTTGCTTTAGCCAGCTCAACATCTCTTCTGTTCTGAGACTTCATAATGTTGGCAAGCTCTTCCTTGTCATAAGAATCTATAACAGATTGCCACATGGCCTGTCTTGATTTGAGCTTGTTCATTTCTTGAACGTATTGAAGCTTTAGGTCTGGGTCTTTAATGCCAGCATCTATTCTTTTCTGAAGTGCTTCTATTGATGCATCAAGATTACTTACTTCGGCATCAGCCCTGACTAGGTTTGCTTTCTTCTTTGCTTGANCNCCTACGTGATCAGCATACCTATCAGANGCCATAGTNTAGGCATTACCTGCTTGATTTAAAGCAGTGCCCATGGCTTGCTCAATCATCTCACCACCAACAAGCGATTGTCTTATGCCTGCTTGCTGCTGAGCTTTTCTAGCTCTTGAAATATCGTCTGCCCATTTACTGGACCTATCTAATCCGTATGGAATATATCCTTCACCTGCCATGATTATCTCCTTTTATCTTCTGTTTACCCAGACAAGCGATCCATCTGGAAGCCTATACTCAATAAGCACTGTTCCGTTTGCGTCTTTAAATGTTACAGAGTTGCCAAACCAATCGGTACTTCTTTCTGATCCTGCTGGTAACGATATGTATCTTTCATCTATAACTCTTTGAGGGAGTTTTCCGATACCACCATCTCCAGGGTTAGACATGTAAGAGTGTTCGGAATAAAGCTCTACTGCTTCTTCAGATCCGTAAACAGGTCTACCATCTTCACTGGTTTCAGTTGTCTCTGTTTCTATGACTTCTTCTTCAGTATCATCATCGTCTTCATTTAAGTCTTTACGATACTTCTCATAGGCTTCTTTAGATTCATCAGACTTTGCATTATCGGGAAGACCTAAAAGCTCAAATGCTTCATCATAGGAAACATCCATNCCTTGAGCTAGCCACATAGCAGCCGACGCAGCCTGTCTTTTCTCTGCATCATCATATCTTTCTTTGGCCAAATCAAAGTTCATCAATGCGCTACCAAGCTCAGCTATGCCTAGCTCTCTAGCTAGCTCTGCTTCTCTTGCCCTGACCTTCAGCTAAGCGGCCCGCCTCTCCAGCAAGGAGAGCGGCCGCACCGGACCTACCAGCNTCGCCAGCACCCATGGTGGCTCTCACTGTTGCTTCCTGTGCAGCTCTTTGCCTTGCAACTCTTTCTTCAGCCAGAGCAGGATCGTATTGATTATCAAACATTGTTTGAAGGTCTTCTCTGATGCCACCACCAACACTCTCTTCTTCAACAGGGGTCTGCCCTTTCATCCACTCGGCTTTTTCCTCAACCGTCATATCTACGCCGCGCTTACTCCAAGTACTTTCATCTGTACCAGCAGTTCCAACCCTGATGTCTTCATCGTTCCCACTCCAAATAGGATTGCCAAACTTGTCATACTTCTGAACTGTGCCTCTTCTCATTCTGCCTACAGCCCCGTTTCTGGATTGAGCCTCTTGGTTTGGAAGCGGCGGTGCCTGACCAGAGCCTGAGCCAATGGGATTCATTTGATTCTGGTATGATGACAATGGCTTTCTTGGAGCTTGTCCTGAAGCTTGAGCTGCTCCGCCTTGACCCATAGATGATACAGCTTTTTGCTTTGCCTGTAGCTCTTGCTGGTCATCAAGCATAGCTTGCTTGGTAGGTATTCTCTTATGGGATCTTCTGAACCCTGCAATGTCTTGTTGTTGTCCTCTTGCCATTATTGTCTCCTATGACACCCAAAGCAAAACATAAACTTTCTGGAAGTTTCTGTTTTGCTCTACGCTTTCATACGGGGAAGTTTCCGTTTTCATCTGTCTCTGCAACCGTATTAAGTATTGTGAATAAGTCTTTATTAAAGTCCTGAAGGGAGGAAGTACCTGGTAGTGGGTATCCATTAAGCTGATTTTCGGGTGCAACAAAGTTTCCCTCTGCTGTACCTAAAGAAGTTTTCTCTGGGTCAACTCCATCTAGGAAAATCTACAGCTCCTCCATATTGNTTATAGCTATGAATCTCTGCAAGATAATCACCTGGGAACCCTGAAGCGTGTCCCGGTCTGTCATCATTCTGCTCATCAACCGTTCTGGTTTTCTTTCCTTGAGGTAAAGAAGTTGATCCGTAATGAGTATCATTTCGGTAAAGAGTGGAGTAGATTCCCCCACCTATGTACCAAAGACCGCCATTGTCTACTGTGTTTCTTTCTCTTACTGCTGGCGAAGATCTGCCATCAGCAGCAACCGCGTTTGTTCTAACAGTTAAGTAGTTAGGATAAAGAGTATCTTCGTTTTGAAATCTATATCCATGNCCAAGTGTNGCAAAGAAGTTATAGCCTAAATGTCTAGGCGTTTCTTTTGTGTTTAAACCTTCTTGCCATTGATTTGTTGTGTTATGAGCTATACCTACGGACCACCCCCATATACATTTATCATAACCATTGACCGTATCTTTATCTTGCCATGGACCCATTGGTGATCTCCATATAGCATTCTTAATAAAGTTATGAGACTCCTTGATGTCTAACACTTGATCTCCAGCGTTTTGCACATAGGAGTATTCCAAGTCAGGAACAACTTTTCTTTGCCAGCTATCTTGCTTTGGGGCAACCGATGCTTGAAGCGTTGAATGGTTTACTCCGGGAGCCGCCACAGTGTTACCTGTAGATGGTCTTGCCCATATTCCATTAAAGTTACCAATGCCAAAGTAATGCAGCTCTGGCTTGGGGTATCTTCTTTTTTCGGTACTCTCTTCGCCTGACTTGCTGAGCTCATCGAGTTGATCATAAAGACCAGTGAGCTCTGCATTGGTGCGCTCAACCGCATCGCTTGCATTGTAAAACTTTACATCAGGTCTATCAATCTTGTCGAACAACCATTTGTCATACTTAAAGTTAAGCTGTATCCACGCAAGCTTATATCTCCAATACCATCCCTGATTATAAGCAAAGCCATTGCTATTCGAGACAGATGGAATATCAGGATCGCTGACCATTATACGATAGCACTTACCACCTCTAAGCGTGTACTCTCCATTATCTGTTCTAGTGAAGAAACCATTCTGCTCTGTAATCTTGATCTCTATTTGATCATGATACTTTGTGGTATCTACGTCACCGCTTGGAGCCATACCTTCAGGAAGATAAGACTTTGGTCTTGGAGGAAATCCTTCTCCCCCATCATCAACGACCCATTGAACCTTTGCAATCATTGGCTCGTTATTTGTTATCTGACTCTTAGTGTCTGATGCACCCTTAACGTAAAAGTCTGTTGAAACTAGATGCATATCAAATGGAGGAACAAACGCGAATGTTCTTATTGCTTCCATGTTTCCAGGCACGGTTTCTTTTTTACCTGCCTTGCCTGCGGGATCACCGCCGTCTTCCGGCGTGATCCCTCTTTGCTGTCTCTCGCTTACTATGGAGCATGGCACTCTTATGGATGAATAAACAAATCTAGCATCTTGATCATTCTTAATCATATCTGATGCGTGACTTAGATTCCTATTAACATCCTCCGTAGCGAAAGCTCTGCCAGGAAAAAATCTATTAGGTGCTTTAGAAACTTTCATCCGAACCGCCTTCTAAATGTTCTGCATACCAAAGTTAACTGTATCGATGTTGTTAGGTGGAAGGCTAACGAGGTTTGCCCTGCAACGTCTTGGCCTTCTTGTGGTACACCTTTCTCATTAAGACCGCTTAATGATATGATATACTCAGCACCGCCGTGCAGCATTTGTGTACCACCTTCATCGCTGATTGGAAAGAAAGTCTGTCTTGGTGGCATTTCTTTTTGTGTTTTGAATAAATGGTGTTTCGTATTCAGAGTTTGCTGTAAAGTTATCTCCTAAAAATAGAACAGGAGAAGTTCCAAGCACTGCATCATTATCACTAAACACAACATCAAAATCGTTTACTAGGTTAAACTCAGTTGACTTGTATATTGCTGGATAACCTTTTTCATCATCAAGGTTCGTATAGTTCCCTAAGATCTTTACATTGAAAGACAAAGCTCTTGATGGCTCACCTGGCGGGCCAGCAGTCGTGGCTATGTCTACCCCTGATAGGCCAGCCCTTCCAACTCCCCATGCGTCAACCATTATCCCGATCACCTGAACATCATCATAGATTCTGAATATCTGCTCAAGGTTCTCTTGTTCCTGCACAGGGCTGTAGTTTACACCACTAAAAGTAAAGTCTTCTTCGTAGAATCCATCTTGAATAAGCTGAACACAATCAAAGTTAAAGATTATGTTTCTTTCATTTGTTGGTCTTTTATTTACAAGGGAGAAGTCTTGTTGAACATCTTCAAAGAAATCATTTACTTCTTTTGATTTGATTATTGTCATTTCTCTACAACCTCCAAGTACCCGGCAACAGCCAAGAAGGTTCCTTCTCTGTCTTGAAGATCTGTTCCGTATGTTCTTCCTGCTGGCAAGTTAATACCAAAGCATTGCGAATCTCCTGCACCAACTGCGTTCGGACACCAGTAAGCAGTAGGAACTTTTAACTTACAAGCGTAGCCATCAAACTCTTTGATAAAGTATTCTGCAATCAAAGCAATCTCTTCTTTATGCGAGTTTAGATAATCACCAGTGACTGGCGCACCGCCACCATCGGGATGCTCAGACTCACCAAATTCAATCTGACTGCTATCTGTTATCATCTGCTTCCATACAAAGGGCTGAGACTCCATCTCAACCGCTGGAGATTTAAATAATGGATTGTTTGGAATAGGTTGCCCGTCATTATCCCAGATGTCGTAATCGTATGTAACATCTATTCTTGGGCAGTACGCTTCAGCCAGAACAATGGGGTCACTCATCTTGTGAACTCCGGCATTAACTCCGCCGCCTCCGCCATTATAGTAATCGCTAAAAGCAAAAAGATCTTGATACAAGATTTTAATCTTGGCATTCATTGTTCTTTTGCCACGATCAGTATGCTCCTTCTCCCCATTGCCTCTTCTTCTGTATGTGTGGTTTTGCTCATCTTGATTGTTTACACTTGGAAATCTAGTTTGAGGCCCAGGAAGAACGCACTCTATAGGCTCAATAGAAAGCATCATAATGCCTTTGGCTTGCGCGTTTGGTGTTGTCACCCCGTCATCATTGTAACCACAAAAACTTGTTCCGATCTGTGTGCCCTGCTCGACTCGCCTCATTCTCCAGAATGGTTGCGTATAGTTATTGTCAAACGTAGAACCTTCTCCTCTTGCCCACAACGGAAGAGCAGTCAGTCTTGATTGGCCAGCACCACCGTTACCACACCATGATTGGTTATTTGTGGGATGAGCTATGCCTTCGTTGTTCCAGAAGTGATCACCAGTTGACATGTAGAAGTGAGGCTTTCTAAAGAAAGTTTCTTTCGGTATGTCATTCATGTTTCGGATTCTGGTGTTTGGATCAGGAAACCCTGTCCATCTTTGCTCGGGAACATTTATTCCGTCTTGCTCAATAAACTCGTCAGGCGCACAAGCGTAAGCCTTTGATCCAAAAACAGTGTTCCACTGCTCTACATTTAAGTTTGAATCAGATAGCGAGCCCGTCAGATACCCTTCAGCGTTACCCGACTCTCTTCCACTCTGAACTGTTTCGTTAACATTTGGACCTGTTGCTGGATCTGTGTAGTCCCATCTAGGCCACAACGCTGTTCCGTATGAGCCAGCCATATCACCAAGATCCCATTGCCAGAGCCTTGGAGGACTAAATGGGGTACCTGCAACAACTAACCACATCTTGTCTGCATTGGTTTCATCTGTTGATGGCATGCCAGGTGGCCACATACCAGAGCTAAGCCCCATCCAAAACCAGATCTGAGATCCAAGACATCCAACCTTTAAAACGGTTAACACGTTCTTAGCTATAACGGGAACAGCGTTGCTATCGCTATAAGCAATGCGAACATCTCTTACTCCCGGCACTGCGTTCTCGCTTGCCTCCACCGTAATAAAGACAAAGCCTGGAACTGTACTGATACTTGTAACGGTAACGTCATTACCCTCAACAGATACAGAGTCGTTTGTTATGGTGCCACCACCACTAGCTAAGTCTGGAAAGTTTCCGGCAACGTTGAACGTAATACTCATTCCGGGTCTAAGGTAAAACATTAAGTAAGCTCCAATGTGTTCGGAGTAAGCACTCTTCCGTCTTGAGGTCTTACTACTCCTGGGCCTTTTGTTAGAAAAGAAACAAGGCCAAGTCTAAATCCTGATCCCTCTATCGATACTTCAAGCGCAATGTCATTTGTTCTTACGGAGAACAAATGACGAACTGATTGCAGTCTTCTAGTATAATATTGTCTAGCAGAATCATTTGGAACAGAATCAAACCACTCTGTTTGATCACAGATCGGAATGGCATTGCTAACCCTATAAGGAGTAGCTTCTTTCTGTACACCCTGAAGAGAAACTATCTGAAGCGTTCCATCATTATCGCTCACGGTTGTTACCGCTCTGACCACCGGATTCTGTAGCGGGTCTACTGGTACTGTGCCAGCAACAGACCCGACAACAAATCTACCTATAGACCTGTCTCCAAGTGTATCTACGTTTCCATAAAACCTAAAGATACCCTCATCGGTAAGAAAGTATTCATCACCATCTGAATCAGTAAGGATGCCCTTTATTTCAATGTTTTCATTAAACCCTGCTTGCTTTGCAGACTCATTCCAAGAAAAGAATCCTCTTGCTTCATCAACTCTAGCTAGAAGATAAGTAGAAGATTCTCTGTCCTGTTCGGCGGCCATTGAAACTATTGGCCCATCTCTTCCTTTAAATATCTTTCCAGATCTATAATCCTCAAAGTGAACAGGTGGATTAACTGTTCTAGTTATTCTTTGATCACCAAGAGGAAGCTCCATTCCCTGGTAGTTTGAGACACTTAGGATTCCGTACTCAGACAATGACACTGGCCCTTTAGGTGTAGAGCAGCATTGATAGAACCCGTTAACTGGGTACTCGCTAACCTTTTGAAAGACAGGCTGAACAACCTCACCGCTGTAAACGGTATCGGCAGCCACCTGAAAGACGCCTTCAGTTGTACCCATGAAAAGATTTCCAGATTCAGATACCTGAAGAAAATAAACAAAACCCGGCGTAGAGACAGTATTTGCAGCGAGAAATGCACGGGGAGATCCACTATCACTAAAATACAAAGCGTCCCTAACGCCGAGCACTATCCTGTTTTGCCAGCTTGTTACCAGTCCGTCGTTGATAGACTGTGTTGTAAAGTCAACATCTAAAGCACTGGCTGTTCTTTCTGCTACTTTAAAATCATTTCCAACGTAGCCCCAAAACATTGGTATGCCTGGAGCTCCCATCAAAAGCTGACCATTAGAAAGAACACCAGCCTGGAATGGTCCTAGTGGCTTTAATCTTTTACCAACAAACTTCTTGGCAAGAATATAATACTCTTCATTGCACATAACTATAAAAGTATTCTGTGCATCATCGCATCCGATTATGTAATGAAGTTGATCGCTAGTTCTGGGGTTCTCTATGGAGAACCCCCCAAAGAACTCATTCATTCCTAGCTCGTAAGGATTCAGTGCATGCTGCATACCTTCTCTAACAACAAGGTCATTAGCGTTGTTCATCCAAACATTTCTTTTATCCCATCTTGAAATATCAATCATCACAGCACCGAGTTGTTTGCAAACAGATTCGAGGCGTTGACCAATGGATCGAACGCTAAGACGTTTGAAGTTATAATGTTATTAAACCCACTGACATCGCAGAAAACACTGTATGGGTTTCCACCATCAACAAAGAAACCACCAATGGTGTTGTGGGATATTATGTTACCAGCTCCCAGTATAGATATGATTCCCTCTGTCGCATTATTTGTTACGTTCCAGTTGTAAGGAAAGCCTCCTAGAAAGGTAACTCCAAATTTTGCAGACTCTGCAAGGACTGCTCCTGGAAAGGGTACGCCTTCGATAACGCTAGAGTGTATGTTGTTTATAGCATAGCTTTTAAACCTGAGCCAGTTATAGAGATACTTGCTGCTATCAAACTCAAATGTAAACTGCTTAACATCTGTAAAGAATGGCACCGTTATAAAGTTAGTCGATACAGCATAGCAGTCTCTTACCATTATGTTTTTAAAGTCACGTGGCGAACTCGCAACATACGTATTGATAAACTCAATAAAGGTTAAGAACTCTTCACCGCGCTCGTTGGCAAAAGCATTAACACTGTCAACTACGCAGCCCTCAATATCATCAAACTGAAAGAGAACTATGTCTTTATCAGCAGGAATAAGCGCACCTCTTCCGGTGCATCTTATTGTTAGGAACGGAACTCTTATCTTTAATGTTTTAGGAACAGTAATGTTTTCAGTTATAGTTATAACTGTTCTCGGCTCTGCTGATGCCAGAGCAGCAGAAAGCTCTCTATAGCTAGAAACGTTTGCAGCAATAAGGTTTACGGCTTGAAGAGTTCTTTCATCAAACGCACGACCATCTGGCTGAGCAGCTCCTGATCTTGTAAAGTATTCTTGTCCTCTGATCATAGTGCTTCCCGCTAAGTTACTACACTGTAAAAANNATAAAGAGGTCTGTGAATCTGAATCACGTTTTCTTTTATTTGTTGTCGCGTCATAGCGAGTAAAGCTCCATCTGTACTGATAATAGACTGAAGGAGATCTTCCGTAATGAGGAAACCCGATAGCTAGCGGTGTTTCACTGATTGACTGTATTGATCCCTCTGCTTGAAATATAGCATCGCTTAATGCAGGGTTTTGCTCATTGTCTCTAGGTATAAGATTCTTTACTGCATAGAGTATTGCCAACTGTTCAAGCTCTGGTATCTCAACATTTAAATCACTTACAAATCTAAGGATGCCAGTATCATCAACATAGGGCTCAGGAATAAAAAGAAGCCTGATTTTTCGCGGAGCAATATCATTGAATTCAATATCTTTCCAGCTTGTTGACGTAGCGTTTGCCCAAGTGTTTCCATCTTCTATTGACACCGCTACGATATGCATAGGTGTATCTTCTTGTTCTGGTGTGATCGGCGGAATGTTTCCACCTCCAAGAGCAATCTGTCCATTTGAGTCTGTTGTAAACTCTTTGCTTACGCATAAAGAGCTGCTTGCTTTTTCAGAGTAAAAACGAGCAGCTTGAAACATTGCAAACTTAATAGCCCTATCAACGTCCTTGGTAATATCTAAAACATTGGCAAAAGCGCCAACGCTCCATCTTGTACCATCATCATCAAGGTAGCTTTGAATAGCTTCTCGAACATTGTTTAGGGACATTGCAAAGATAGTGTTTGACATTTTACCTCACCTGCACTTGTATCTTTTCAGAAGACTTTAGCACTTCGCAGAACTCCCCAGTTAGGTCTTCGGTTTTCTGTTCTCGGTCTTTATTCATCGTATCTAAATGAGCAGTGTATCTATCAAAAGCATTTTCATGTTTTTTTATTCTGTTGTTTAAAACAGAGAATACTGACTCATTGGGGTTCACTGGTCTGATCTCATCATTGTATCGCAACACAGTAAAGAAATCATTGAGCGGTAAATATATTGGTCGCTCCTGACAAAGCATAACCATATTTATGTCATCGCGAACGATGGGGGTAATCCCCCATCGTCGCAACTTTCGCTCTGCTAATCTATACAAAGATTTAGTAGATGCAATCATACTAGACGTTCTGCTGCAATCCAGTGAGCTGGCCACCACGAGTTACGACGCTGAACGCGCATGTTATACATACCCCAAATCTGAGTATCGTAGATCAACTTGCTTCGATCAACCATGCCATGAGCATTGGTGCCATCTTGATCAGGACCAAAGTCCTTGAACTCAGCAAGCTTAATATCGTCCTTGTTAAAGAAGTACATGACGTGATCAGGCACATTCTCATCAACAACGATAGGCAAGCCTTGAAACATCGGAACGGTAGCACCGCCGTCAGAATCCTTGGTTGTTTGACCAGGCAAGTAGTTAAGCGCAGCGGCAGGAGCAATAGTAGTTTCAAAATAGTTTTTGAAGATTATTACTGTTCATTACCAACATGTGCCATCCGTATCCAGCACGACGCTTAATAACTGTACTCATATCACGCATTGACTTTGCGCTAAGAGGACCGTTAACTGCTCGCTTATTACCAGTGTATGCACCATTAATAAGACCTGCTGGATACAATGGAGTTGCATCATAAGCCTCACCAAGTGATACCATTGGGTCAGTATCAAGAAGTGTTGGAGGAGGATTCTGATTCTCATTGTTTCTAGTTAACAACATTACTCGTGAGTCACCAGGACCAGCAACAAGTTCGTTGTTAAGCAAGCCAGAGGTTGCAACCTGAAGAAGGGCAGGAACAGCATTTGTGTTTGTCCATTCAACAACAATCTGGAAAACACCAAACCCAACAGAAGCGGGATCGACGTAGCCAACAGGTAATCCACCGGGAATGATTGTATCCATTGTATGGTTAATTTCCAAAAGCTTAACTGACTCAAACTGAGCAGTAGATGCATTGAAAACTTGAACGTATTGTCCAATATACAAACCAGCAATAGAGGTTACAAAGCCATCAAGAACATCTTGAGCACCTGGAGGAATAAGACCAACAGTTTGGATTGTATTAGGAGCGGTGTCAATATCTACAGGAGGATTGGGAGGTGGTGCACCAGTAGCAATAGGTGTCACGTAGTTGGTATAGGGTGCACGGAAAACCGCTTGACCTAATACTTTACCTAGCTGACGACCAGCCACTTCAAGTTCCTCACGAACCAAACGAACGCCATCACGTCCACCTGTTGCTAAGTGAGCAGCACCACGAGGGATACTTAATCGCGTGAAGAAAATCTTCGGCAAATAAGTTGCTGATTGAAATGACACGTTGCTGCCTTCTGGCAATGCGGAGCCATCAGCAAGCTGTCCAGTGGAGGACAAGCCGTCACCTTCTCGAATGCGAACAACACCTTGTTCGTGTGCATGTTTAACTTTTTGAATGTGTCCGTTCCCAACGAACGGACACGCCATATTGGATTGTTCGTTTACAATCTCGTTACCAAAACGAGCAAGTAATCCGCCAATCTCATTAATACTAATAGCCATTTTATTACCTTATACTTTCTAAATAGTCCATCATGTCATCCTCAGAACTTCCTTTGATTGGAGACATGCTGCCTTGTGGTTTTATTTTACGAGGAGCATTGGGCTTATTATCTTTAGCAAACATTGTTCTTAAGGATTTGTATCTTGCATTATGCATAGACTTAGCCAGATCCTCTAANGTTTTTTCTGAGTTTCTAAATTTATACACAAGCTCTTCTGCTGTAAGTGTAGGGTATTTATCTGCCCAGTAGTTTGCTTCACTAATAATCTCCTCTGCCCTGCTTTCAAGCTGAGCAGATTGCTCCATTTGTTTTATTCTTTCCTGATGCTCGGCTTCGAGTTTTGTTCTAATCTCTTCTGCTTGCTTTTGTCTTTCGTACTCAAGAATCTTAGCTTCCCTAGGATCTTGGTCTTCATAGTCAGCAAGCTTTCCTTCAGCGCGTTTAACCCTTTCAACGAGTANTTGAAAANCCTCTCTGTACTCAGAGATCTCTCTTTGAGNTTCGAGGNTTTCCTTTTCGAGCTTTCGCTTTGTTGCATTGAGCCCATTAACTCTTTTAAGGAACGCAGTCTTCGAGATTGATTCATCATCACTCTTCGCCTCTGTTTCAGCCGACGCATCCTCTGCGCTTGCCTCAACCTCTGTACTTTCATCGGAGTCAGGTTCCGTTTCTCCTTCTTCGCTCAGGGTAGCGGAGGGTGACGAATCCTCTTCACCTTGCTCATGGTCAGAGCGTTGCTCGTCCATGAACGCAGCCATACGTCCCTCATAATCATCTTGAGGTAGTTCTTCTGTTTGAGGTAACGACTCCTCAACTACGTTATCACTATCAGACATAGGTTATTCTTCTTTCTTTTTTGTTGCTTTCTTCTTCTTGGTTTTTTTCTTGGTTGTTTTTTTCTTGGCTGCTGGCTTGGCTTTAGGTTCTGCTTTCGCTTCTTCCTTTGCTTTCTCAGCAGCTAAAAGTGCTTCGCGTTGTGCTCTCATGATTTTTTCTTCTCTTTCTTTTTCTTAGGAGGCTTAGGCGGTTTACCGGGCTTTCTTCTTTTGGTTCTGCCTTTATAGCCTGTTGAATATCCCTTGGAGTAAGTACTCATTTATGACTCGCTGTAATACATTACGGTCAAGATTCCATCACCAAGGCCCTTGATAACAATGTTTGTAAAANCAGACACATCTCTAAGGCCGGGGTTACATTCTACCAAAACGCTTGCGGGATCATCAATTCCAAAAAAGTTATCAGGATCTTCTGGTGCTGGTGTGTTACCAGGGCCAAACATTTGCGATAAGTTACTGGGAAAACCAGAAGTAATATGCGGGTTCCTATAGCCTATCATGAAGTCCGTATTTGATGAAAACGAAACCCACTTACAATCCGCAGGTAACTGGATTGTACTTTCCGTGATAAAGTTATCAAGAAAGACACTAGACCCTCCAGCAGCCGATAATGCTGTTAGAGGCATTGAACCATCTATTGATACGTTGCCTACTGTTAAGGGGGTGGTTGCTGATCTTTTTAAAGGTGGGGGCATTATATTCTCCTATTGAATAAGTTCTTGTCCGGGCATTGGTACGCCCTGTGGTTGAGGTGCCTGCTGTTGCGCTTGCTGTGCAGACATCTGTTGTTTAAACTGAACATAAACATCTCTGATTTGTTTCAGTATCTCTGTCTTGCCTTTATCGCCGCCAGTTTGTTCCTGTACAGCGATGGCTTCTGTTATGTAATCATGAGCAAAGAACGGATCTACTGTCTCATCAACGTAAGCATCTGCGCCCTTCATTACTGTTTGAATGAGCTCAGCCATTGCAGCATTCTGTCTCTGGTCTTCAACGCTCTCAGAGACACCAGTCTGAATAGCAGCAGAAGCCTCAGACGCATCCCTNATACCCAACTGTGCTTGATCAATAAGATCCTGTCTCTTAGTTGCAGTGTAGCGAGCAGAACCCTCACGCGGTTCGAGGCGGATGTCCGACCCCGTCAATATCCGAGCCAATAAAACTTGTTTGAGAAAGAACATGGTCTTCTCCTACGATACTTAGAATCCTTGGCTCAGTGTAGTAGTTTCGTACAAGGACCAAGGTTTTTCTCCAAGAATCAAGTAAAAATCTTTCGATTGACCTAGCAGTACCAGCCTGCTTCATCCCATCAAGCTCGCTCAGGTACGCAATGGTCTTGGCGCTTTGGCCGCTTTTGGCGGCTTCAGCGCCAACCATTAGCTCATTGAGTCCCGCAAGATCGTATAGTCTTTTTTGCAGAACATCTCTATCTGCAAACAATAAGTTGTTAATCCTTGGCGGCTCCATGTATCTAACCATCTGCGCCTGCATGGGATCATCAATCTTTAAGATCTGGTTGTTAGTATCTATTGCTTCGGCAATATTGCCTGGAGCAATAAGCTTAGCGGCAGCGGTATCGCGCCTAAGCTTCGTTAACGTAGATTCAACTTCGTTGATCTGTCTCTGTGTTGGCACTGCATCGTTTACCCATGTGTCACCCCAACAGGTTCCACGAATAGGGTCAACAACAAATGTGCTCAGTGGAAGAAAGGAGTCTACACGTTTATCGCCATCATACTCATTGGTATTAAATATGTATGGGTAGTCCATTGCTTCGGTAATGCAGCCACTAACCTCTAATGCGTAGAGTCCATCTGGGATTCTTGGNCCTGGCCTGTACCAAAGTTCACGTACCTTGACGCCTTCTCTGTAGGCATTGGGGCCGACATAATAAGCTTCTGTGGTCGCACGTTTCTCGATTCCTTTTTCTCGGAGAAGCATGTTTGCTTCGCTTTCGTCAATGAACTTTTCAAAGACAACCCATCTGGCTTCCGCAACTTTTTCCGTTGGGTCCATAACAAAATCAAAAATAGTAACGGGGTCCCAAGAAACATTATCATCATCTGGATCATAAACTAACTTTACTCCTCCGATACCATGAGCGCAAGCACGTTGAACAATATCAAACATCATCTCATCAATGTCATATTGGTACTCAAGGTATTCAATAATAGTCAGTGCAGCTTCAGCGGATTGAGCATCAGCTATCTCGGCGTTGTGGGGATAGGCAGAAACAGAGGGACGATTTCTAAGTAAACGAGAAGCCCAGGTAAGGACAAGGTTTCTAAGAAGATTGACTGTAACCTTTGGCACAAAGTCTTGCCATGGTACATCCTGAATAACTCCAGTAAGGCGGTTGATGTCAGTGTACTGCTCGCCGTGCACAAATCTTTCATTACGATCTGCCTTAACTAGATAGTTGCTTCTAGCCTTAGAGCCTTGAATGTAAAGCTCATCTATTAGCTGTAGTGCTGTAATGATTGGTACATTTTTACCAACCTTTACTTCTTTATCCATCATAATCTATCTCTTCATCTTCTTCTTTGTAGTCAATGAGTTCAGCTACATCTTTGTAGTATTGGTGATCTTTATCATCCCATTGATCAAGAATCTCTTTGACTTTTGATACTTCGATTGTCTCTTCTTCTTTTTCTTCTTTTTTGTGTTTCTTCTCGCCGTGCTCACCTTTAGACATTTTGTCTGCGGCTAAGTCCTTAGCTTCAATAATCAACATTGCTTCGTTTCCCATTATCGACCTCTTCTAAATTGGGGGATTATGTTCATGCTCTCAAGTCTCGGTGTGTCCTTGGTGGCGTTTGCAAGATTCTGTCTGTACACAGCTTCATCATATTCGTACTCATCTCTTGCTTGCTGGTATTCAAACTGCTGCATAGCAAAGGCCGCATCCTTTGCAGCTTGCTCTGCTGCAAACGCTGCTTCCGCTTCTGCCTCTCTTGAGGCTCCAATAGATCCGCCAAGCTGAGATCCGATGGCTGCGCCAGCCGGAATAAGTACAGGTGCCAATGCTCCAAATGATCCAGCAGAAAGAGCAGCACCAAGGCCACCGCCAAGAAGAGCGCCAACGCCTGTGCCCATCGCACCAGAGCCAGCAACGCTCTGCATTCCTTGTGTGTTCATTTCGCCGTACCCAGGAGGCAACGGTTTTCTCTTAGGCTTTTTTCTTTTTCTAGATGCCATTAGAATCCACTCCAGTTCCCCACGTTACGCGTACCCATATATCTAGATATAGAGATAACTCTATCATCTTCTATAGGAGCAGGTTCGTAGTCTGATTTGTTTTTGTCAATAAAAAGATATGAAAATCCTATGGCCATGCATAAGTCTTTCTTGCCGTCAAACTTCTCATGTCGATTAACATGAAGCGAATCGCACTCTTCTGCTAGTTCGGATGGCCCTGATAGGGTGCCATCCTCCACTCCACGTTTAACAGCAAGCAGTCCTTGGTACTGTCTTGCCTGAGAAGTCTTTGCTTCTATAACAGGGATGCCCCTGTTCCTAGATCCTTGCACTGTCGCAAGTCCGATGCCATTACTTTCTATGATCACGGACCCGCCAAAAATTTGGTAGGTGTCTCGCACCTTGTCACATAAAACATCAATAGTCGCATCGGGGCAACACCAGGAAGCCGCAAGGCTTCCGTCGGATTTTTGGATTACGGCTATTGCGCTGGCGTCCTTACCCAAGCCTCCGGCTGTGTCCACACCTATTACATATTTCTCTGCTGGGCTATGGGGCTTGAAGACCTTGAGCTCTTTAATCATTCTATGTGCAAGCACTGGCGGAGTTACATCTATCCATCTTCCCTCAGAGCTCATGAATGCATGCTCTGGCTTTTGTGGATACTCACGCAAAGCTTTAACTATTTGTCCTTGGAATCTGTTTTTCAAGACTCCACTGAACCAAGAGGCAGATTCTTTTTGCGTAAAGCCTAGGCCCTCTAGCTCTTCCCATTCTTCGTTCTGTAAAAGGGTATTGCTTCTATAAGCCGCATGATCTTCTACGGAGAAGAAGAGCTTGTGGAAATCATTATCTTCATTCCATAGGCTCCACATTAGATCGCCCGGACCTGAGCTTGTTGATTCGATGAGTATGGGTGCCGACAAACCTGCTGAGCTGGTGAGCGCACCGAACGCATTCTGATCGGGCCAGAACGCGAGTTCTGATAAGTGGAGCATTTGAAAGGACATGGACCGTCCAGCCTTTGATTCCGATTGCCCCTTGGCAGCGTTGGCTGTAACTGCATGCACTTCAGATCCCTCCATGGTTACGATCTTACTTCTATTAGAAATGCGGAGGGGGATTCCAAGATCTCTATATACATCTCTTACTCTGTCCAATAGCCCGTGGACTTTCTGCTCAGTGTCAGCAACAACCGCAACCTTCGCGCCCGGATTCAAGATTGTGAATACGGCATCAAGAAAACAACACAACTGTGAGCATCCAATCTGACGGCTCTTCAGGATGAGTATGTTCTTACTCTGACTGGCAGCATCGAGTATCTTCGCCTGCTCCTCAAAGACTTCAAAGGGCACACTTGTCCCAGTAACCTGATCGGTTACTCGGCATAGCCTAGCTAGCTTGGCTAGCTTCTGTGCTCTCGGAAAGTTCTTCATCTTCTAATATCTCTCTTAACTGATCTGCAACTGACTGTGTTCCAACATCCACATCCGGTAAAGTTTTTAAAACGTGTGCCACCAAACTGCTCAGCACCGCTGCTGTTCGTGGCTCCAAGTCTCCCGTTCTTACTTGGTGTAGTGTCTCTACTGTGAACTGTCTTACATCTTCGAGCGACTCCATGGTGGGAGGTTCTACATCTAGAGGTACGACCTTTGCCATCTTACCCCCTCGCTGTGAGTTAGCTAGCCTTTGCTCTTTAATGCTAGGCTCATGGAAATAACAGAAGTCATAACCATTCATACGGTGAACCCTACAGGGTTCTCCGTTCTCATGACTGAACCCACATCTCTTCTCCGGCTCGGGAAGAGACTTGGGTTTTCTTTTTTTCTTTTCTAACGGGGGGTACATGTATGACATTCAACTACACTCGTTTTTAAAATTTGACCGGGGTGTAAATTCCCTGGTTGGTTAGGATCATGGTCTTCGATCCATGGTCTTCCCGACCAGCCGCAGCTGTCGTAGAAAAACTACAAGAGATAAGTTTTACTATTACCCATCCCTTTAATCATATAACCCTAACCCATTCCTTCTTTATACTACTTCCTTACTACAATCCCTACCTACCCTACCCCATATACATAACACAGAGTGAGAGAGACATCCCTATATTCAATACATTATCAAATAACAATAATCATAATATTATTATATTA